ACATCGTCCGGTTTCCCTATGAGTTGATAAGTCTTCTGTTTTCGCAACGTCGAGTGCATAAACTTCTGAAGACTCTTCAATACCGTATATGTGTAGGGAGGACCTTTTGTAATGGTTCGGACCTTGAGTGCTTCACTCAAACCGACCGGTTTTACGAGGGGTTCTTCCTCCTCCGCTGCGATAAGCAGACGGAACCAGAGTGATTGCCAGTTTTGGTCAAACTCTCTTGTATCAATGGTATATTCAGGTTGTTCGTCGTCTTCGTCAGGGACGATCGCTTCTTCTTCCTCCTCCGCTTCACTCTCTTCCTCCTCACTCAACTCTCTGACTGTTATACCTAAATGTCCCCCCGGTTTCCGTAAACCAGTGAGGAGATCTGGGTGATTCAGAATAGACCCTACTGCACCAGCGCCGCTTCGGCTGTTGATGTAGTTTGCACTAGTGCTTGGGAAGGCCGCCTTTAGGCGATCCTCCCAAGTGTAAGAGATCGGTCTACCTTTTGAATCACTGAAAGACTCCTTAACTGTACGCCTCAATTCCCTTTCCATAGATTCTCGGGTGAGTCTCAGTGTCACATTGTCGTGACTTTGAGTTACATCACCCCAGTCCATCAAGAAAATTGATTTGTAGGTGTCTGGTGGTCCTGGCGTTGTTAATTTCTCTACAGTTTTCTGTACAGATTTCTCAACATCAGAATCATCGGGGCGCGGAAAACCCTTCTTAGCAAGTAAGATACTGCTTAAGAAGCTATATTTTTCCGATTCTGTTGCATTTCGCATAAAGAGTCGGGTAAATCTATAGACTGCGCCTCCGATGAGGATATTAGGGTGGTCCTGGATCGAGGATGTATTGAATGGTGCCTCCGGAATCTTCTGGTCAGCGTAACAAGAGAAGAAAGCTGCAAGTTTATACTTCGCAACTTTCATCCAATTACCACCAGCGGAGATCGAGAGAGCCATCCAGTGGGAAATAAAGTTTTCCTTAATCTTCTTTTCGGAACCCTTATGGTTGTAACCATAAAGTTTAAACAGTTTGAGAAGCGTGTCAAAACACGCCGCCAACAATTGCCTCATCTTTTGATGAGGGGAGCCATCTACCATGGGTAGGGTCTTTTTGAATTTTTTCATTTAGATCCTGTTTCTTTAACGTTTGTAATAGAACTACTTTGTACTATTATAGACTTAAAGTT